GATAGTCTCAAGCAGTTTAAAATGATATGTTTAAATGATGAAACATCTTCATCACTTAAAAGTAAGGGTTTCAACGCGTCAACAATTACAACTTATCAAGGTTCTAGACAACCCGTTGTCGTGTTTTACATTGACGACAAAGCTGTGCAGAGTAAGTTAATAAATCAAACTCAATTTTTGTACACTGCTTTGACACGTGGCACTAAGAAACTTGTATTATATGGTAATCATCAATACATTTCAAAATTCTTTGCAATTGCAGATTTGCCCGTCAAAACTTATGAAGAGTTAAATAACATTAGACTGCATAATGACACCGTCGTCAACGATGTAGACGATCCAGACGTCTATTCAAACAACATTATAAACACGTTTGCTGAAGATATCGTTTATTTGCCTCCCATGCCCAAATTAGCAGCACATATTGTTGAAGAAAATTTATGTTCTGTTAATACTCAACCGATGGTTCTTTATCAAACCGACCCGAATCCACCTGCACCAGCCGATGGTCTCTTAAAAGTTACACACGACAATCTTATGCCTAAATTGAAAACGATACATGGTAGAAGATTTCCAGTCAATCACGCACTTCTTCGTGAACAGGTTAGTGACGATCCACTTGTTACTGTTGAAACGCTTATTAAGAGATATACTAAAAAGAACCCGAAGTTTAAACCTCCTACTCACCGTAGATTGGTTGATGCTATGGAAAGGGGTTTATGTCATGCATTGTACGGCAACGCGAAATCGATTGAAAAATTAAGGCATGACATGCGAACCACACATGAGGAAAGAATGCTTGCTCACTCACAATATTTAGAGAGACTCAACAAGAAAATGCATAACGGTGGTGAGGCAAAGATTATGGATGAACTTAATCAATTGTTTGATGAATATCGAGAAACGATAACGTTTATTAACAAAAGGCAGGGCAAATACGACGCTGAGGAAGGTTTTGATGCCAAAGTTAAAGCAGGACAGGGCGTTGCTGCTATGTCCAAAAGAGTTAACATATTATTTGCCCCATACGCCGCATTAATGTTAGAGAAGGTTCAAATGATCGCATCTAAAAATAATAGAAAGATACATTTTGCGACGCATGGTTCTGACGCAGATATATCAAAACACATTGCATATATGGAAGAACAACATCCAGATGGTGATTATGCATGTAATGATATTGGTGAATGGGATGCTTCATTTGGAACCTTTATGGCTGATTTTACATCTAGAATGCTTGGTTATATGGATTGCCCTGAAGAATTAATTAAATGGTTTGCTACATTTCGTTCCTGTTGGTTTATGATAAATTACAACAAAAATGGCAAAACCACACTTTCCGGATCACAAAAGCAATTTAGTGGATCCCCTTTTACTATCGCAGAAAACACAATTTTGAACTGTGCACTCATGTTTGCTATCATTGATTATCGTGACATGCATTATGCGATTTTTAAAGGCGACGATTCTGCCGTAAAATGTTCGTCTGCACATCTTACGGAGTTTGGGAAAGGATTAATTGCACAAACTAAGCATAAGTTGAAGATGCACACTTCCTGTGTTGGTGAATTTGCTGGATTTATTATAACGCCACATGGCTTCTTTCCAGACTTGTTGAGACGCGGTGCTAAATTTTTTGGTAAATTGTATCGTGACTCTGACCATTTTGCCGAGTCTGCTACGTCTGCACATGCGTGCACACAAGTAGTCACAACACAATCAGCACTTGAATATGGTGTGTCTGCACTTCATCAATTTTATAACGGTTGTATACCTTCTGAACATTTAAAAGTTATATTTCATGCACTTAAATCTGCGCACTCTTATAAATTCATTGACTTGATTGAAGTTACAACCTATGCAGGTTCAACATCACCTGACGAACCACACATCAACGTTTA